GGAAGACGAAGTCGAGGAAGATCATATTGACCTTGATGATATTTCATTGGAAGATCTTAGCGATGAAGAGCTCGACGCATTAGACGTTGACGAAACAGAAGTATAGATAGGAATAACAATGAAACTGATTTGCGAATTTGAAGACAAAAATCTCAACTGTTTAGTTGAAGCGAAAGACGGTGAAAAGAAATACACCATCGAAGGCGTCTTCATGCAAGCAGATCAAAAGAATAGAAATGGTCGCGTTTATCCTCGTTCCGTAATGGAATCAGCAGTTGATAAATACGACCAAGACCAAGTACAAAAGGGACGCGCAGTCGGTGAACTTAATCACCCAGACGGTCCTACTGTTAACTTGGATAAGGTTTCACATCGCATTACTGAGCTAAAATGGCAAGGTAATGATGTTGTTGGAAAGGCACAAATATTGGATACTCCTATGGGTAAGATTGTTAAAAATCTCCTTGACGGTGGTGTGCAACTAGGCGTGTCAACTCGTGGTATGGGATCTCTAGAATCCCGTGGTGGTGTTAATTACGTCAAAGAGGATTTTCACCTCGCGACGGTAGACATTGTCCAAGATCCATCTGCACCAGACGCTTTCGTTAATGGAATTATGGAAGGTGTAGACTGGATATGGGATAATGGCATCATTAAGGCTAGAGATATTGAACGAATTGAGACTGAAATCAAAAACGCTCCGCGTGCCGATCTCTATGAGACACAGGTTCGTGAGTTTAAGAATTTCCTCTCCGTACTTAAAAATATATAAGGAGTCACAATATGACTGATCAAACTACCGATCAAGACGTCGCAGTTGACTTGGAAGCTGAAGTAATGGAAGAAGGGGCAACTCATGATCCTAAGAATGCTGAAGCACAGAGTATTGCCGCAGTCGATGCTGCAACACAAGCTGTAAAAACCCAAGCACCTGGTCGTACTGGCGACAAGCGTAATGCTGAACCAATGCCAAAGACTAAGGCTGGAATGCTTTCCGCTATGGTTACTAAAATGCAAGGAATGAACAAAGGCGATCTTGGTACCATGTTTAAAGGCATGCACGAAGACGTTGAGTTCGAAGGCGAAGAAGCTGATGTTGTTGTAGAATCTATTCTCGACGTCGACGCTGAATTGAGTGCACTTGTCGAATCAGAAGCAACTCTTTCCGAAGAGTTTAAAGAGAAGACCGCAGTACTGTTTGAAGCAGCACTTAAGTCCAAACTTTCTGAAGAGATCGATCGCATTGAAGCTGCCTCTATCCAAGCATTGGAAGAAGAAGTTGCCCAAGTCGAAGAAGGCATGGTTAACAAAATCGATTCGTATCTAAACTACGTAGTTGAATCTTGGATGACAGACAACGAAGTCGCTATCCAAGCAGGCTTGCGCACTGAAATCGCTGAAGGCTTTATGGCAGGTTTGAAAACCTTGTTCACAGAATCTTACATCGAAGTTCCAGAAGCAAAAGTCGATCTAGTTGACGGACTAGCAGAACAGGTAGAAGAGCTGGAAGCAGCCCTTAATAAAGCTACTTTGGACTCAATGAAATTGGTTGAAGAGAACGAAGTTCTTATTCGTAGCCAAATCATTGCCGAAGCAGCATTCGACCTGGCTGATACTCAAGCAGAGAAGCTTGCTACACTCGTCGAATCTGTTGATTTTGAATCAGTAGAAGTCTTTACACGTAAAGTCGCTATTGTTAAAGAATCACATTTTGCAACCCCATCTGCTGAAGCTGATGACATTGTTGAAGCTACTGAAGGTGACGAAGAAGCCGTTACTGAAGTAAATCCAATGATGCAGCAGTATCTCACAGCACTAAATAACCAATAAAGACCTAGGAGTAATTACACATGTCTTACGATCAACTTACAGAAAAATGGGCTCCGGTCCTAAACGCGAAATCTGCCGGTGAAATTACCGACAAATACCGTAAAAATGTTACAGCACAATTGCTGGAAAACATGGAAAAAGATTTTGCTCAGTCAGGTTCTGCACAGAACTTCTTGTCTGAAACAAACAACACAACTTCCGTAACAGCTGGCGGCGGCGCTAACTGGAACCCAGTTCTTATCTCACTCGTTCGTCGCGCTATGCCGAACATGATGGCATATGACGTTGCTGGTGTACAGCCAATGACAGGTCCAACTGGTTTGATCTTCGCAATGAAGTCACGCTACAAGACAGGCCTTAACAACATCGGCGCAGACACAGAAGCTTTGTTTAACGAAGCAAACCCGGCCTATTCCGGCGATCCATCTGCAACTGCAATCACTGGTACTTCTGGCTTTGAAGGCATCACAGACGCAGACAACGACAGCACTGTTGGCGACGCTCGTGTTGATCCACGTGCTGCTATCGATTTGTTCTCTACTGCAGAAGCTGAAGCTGTTGGCAATGCCGGCGCAGATGCATTTGCTGAAATGGGTTTCACCATTGAAAAAGCAACTGTAACAGCTAAGTCACGTGCACTCAAAGCAGAGTACACAATGGAGCTTGCACAAGATCTGAAAGCTATCCATGGTTTGGACGCTGAAACTGAATTGGCTAACATCTTGACAACTGAGATCCTTGCGGAAATCAACCGTGAAGTTCTTCGTACAATCAACAGCCAAGCTAAAACTGGTGCAACAACTTCGAACACTGCAATCAACGGCATCTTCGATCTGCAATCAGACGCAGACGGTCGCTGGCACATCGAAAAAGCCAAAGGCTTGATCGTTCAAATCGAACGTGAAATGAACGTCATTGCTAAAGAAACACGTCGCGGTAAGGGTAACTTCATTATCTGTTCTTCCGACGTTGCTTCTATCTTGGCTGCTTCCGGCATGCTGGACTACGCACCTGCTATGTCTACAAACTTGAATGTAGATGACACAGGCAACACTTTTGCTGGTCTTTTGAATGGTCGCACTAAGGTCTACATCGACCCATATGCATCTGCAGATTACGTAACAGCTGGTTATAAAGGTACTTCCCCTTATGACGCTGGTGTATTCTATTGCCCATACGTACCTTTGACAATGGTTCGCGCCGTTGGTGAAGATAACTTCCAGCCAAAAATCGGCTTTAAGACTCGTTATGGCATGGTAACAAACCCATTCGTTGGTAACACACCTGCAAACGGTCTAGCAGCTGCTAAGACTAACCAGTACTACCGTATCTTCCGCGTAGACTCCATCATGGGTGTCTAAGCTTTAGCTTACACGTACAAGAAAGGCAGGCGCTTCGGCGTCTGTTTTTTTGTGGGTTATTTTTTGTATAAATAGTATTGAAGGAGAAAGATATGAGTCTTACCAATAACATTAACTATCTACAGGCTTCCGGCTTTAGATTTGTTGCAGATAAACGTAGGTTTGCTAATCTCTCGTTCTTTGCTCAGTCAGTTAACCATCCATCTATTAGCACAAATGCTGCCGAAGTTGCTTATGGTAAATTTGCAAGCGTACCACAAGTTGGTGATAAGTTTACATATGGTGCACTTACGGCTGCCGTGCTTATCGATGAAGATATGAAATCCTATTTAGAAATACTTAACTGGATGAAGCACAACGTAGATAAAGAAGATCTAGGTCCTAACAGTGTTAACTCGTCTTTCAGTGATCTTACATTGCATATTCTTAGTTCTAAAAATAACATTAATAAGACTATCATATATAGGAATGCGATACCTACTGATCTCGGCGAAATAAACATGGAATCAAACCAAGACGGAACACAGGTAATGGTATGCCCAGTTACGTTTAGATATACGGAATTTGTTATAACATAAGGAAATAGAATTGATTGATTTGAAAAACGTTTTGGCAATGTGGGAAACAGATACAACCATCGATGAGTTTAATCTAGATGAAGCTTCTCGCGATACCGCCAAACTACACAGCAAATATTTGCAGATGCACTCGTTAGCTAAATTACAGTATAAGAAGGTAGATCTTGCCCAGAAGGTCTTGCTTAAGAATAAGTTTCTATACTACAACGGAAAACTCTCTCAAGAAGAGATAGAGGGTTACGGCTGGGCATACGATCCATTCAACGGTCTAAAGATTATGAAGGGCGACATGTCTCGCTACTACGAATCTGACGAACATATCCAGATCTCTGAGGAAAAGCTCGAATACTGGAAAGTTACAGTCGAGACGCTTAAGGATATACTTGAGAATATTAAATGGCGCAGCAGCACGATCAAGAACATGATCGAATGGAAAAAGTTTCAAGCGGGTGGATAATGGAAGTAATTAAGGTCCAAAAGAAGAACAATGTGAACCTGCAGCTTGACTGTAACAAAGGAATCGCGATGGAGCTTAATGAGTTCTTCTCGTTCTTTGTCACCGGGTACAAGTTTATGCCGGCATTTAAGAACAAGATGTGGGATGGAAAAGTAAGACTGTTTAATAGGAACACTTACGAACTACCCGTTGGACTATATCAGTATCTTGCAGCGTTTGCAAAAGACCGTGGATATGAAGTTGATACGTTGGACGGGCCTTTGGGCTTACCTGACGCAACAGAAGACGTGTCTCCTGAAATGCTATTTAACTTCATAAAGGGATTAAAGTTACACGGTAGAGGTAAGCCTATTGATATTAGAGATTACCAGTTTAATGCCGTGCTGCAGGCTGCGCGCGAGAAACGTTCTATCCTATTATCCCCCACGGGGTCAGGCAAATCTCTGATCATATACAGCCTTATGAGATGGTATCTCGAAGGCGGAACAGACCAGAAGATTCTTATTATTGTTCCGACTACTTCCCTTGTAGAACAAATGAAAGCAGACTTTTGTGACTATAGCTCACACGATGATAGCTGGAGCGCGGAAGATGATTGCCATACTATCTTTAGTGGCAAAGAAAAAATCTTTAGTCAGCGTGTGGTTATCTCTACGTGGCAATCTATCTTCCGCCTACCTGGCACGTGGTTCCACCAGTTTGGTGCAGTCTTCGGTGACGAGGTACACGGCTTTAAATCCAAGTCGTTGTCGGGCATTATGAACAAAGCAATCTACGCAGACTACCGCTATGGCACTACAGGTACATTGGACGGAACGCAGACACATAAGCTTGTTCTTGAAGGTCTATTCGGTAAACTAATGGACGTTACCACCACGAAGAAGCTGCAAGATGATAAGACGTTAGCTGATCTGGATATCTCTATTATGATGCTAAATCATCCTAAGAAGGTAAGAGAAGAGTTCGGCAAAAGAACATACCAAGAAGAGATTGACTATATTGTCCGGAATGAGCCAAGAAACAGATTTATTCGTAATCTTGCACTTAAGCTGGATGGGAATACATTGGTTCTATATAACTTCGTAGAGAAGCACGGTAAGCCACTCTATAAGGATATTAAGGAAAAGGCCGGAGAAGATCGCAAAGTGTTCTTTGTATCGGGCGACGTAGAAACAGCAGATCGTGAAGCTATTCGACACATCGTAGAGAAGCAAAAGAACTCGATTATCGTTGCTTCCCTCGGTACGTTCTCTACAGGCATTAACATTCGGAACCTGCACAACATCGTATTCGCATCTCCTTCTAAGTCCCAGATTCGTGTGCTGCAGTCTATCGGTCGTGGCCTAAGACAATCCGACAATGGGGTAACTACTAAGCTATTCGATATTACGGACAACCTTTCACATGGTAACCAGAAGAACTTTGCCCTATTGCACGGCTTCGAGCGCGCGAAGATGTATAAGAAACAAGAGTTTAAAAGTAACATATATACTATTGAATTAGGAGATACATAATGGACGACAGAGATATTAAACAGTTTATGCTAACGTCTGGGGATCAGATCGTTAGTGAAGTAATTAGTTGGCCTGATGATGAGCATACAGAGATCGTATGCCGGAACATCATGCAGATTAATATTGCATTGGATCCTATAACTTATCAAGGTAAGGCTATGGTTAGACCTTGGATGACTCAACAATGTCACCCTCAGAATATTACCACTTTGCAGATCGATCATATTATTGGATCGGCAATGCCAACATCTAATGTAATTACTTCCTATAAAACAGCATGCGACTTTTATTCTGAAGAAGGCGAAGAGATGCCCGAAGAAGATAATAAGTCGATCGAAGAAGAACCTACATACGAAGACGTCTTATCATACTATTTCAAGGATCCCGACGAAAAGATTCACTAGGGTGATCTATCCCTTTCCAAAGATGTCTCTTTATTATACCGTCGAAAGCCAATTCCGTAAACCCCCTAAATTAAAATAGTTCGGATTAATCCTATACCTGTGGCTGAAATGTCACGTATGTATTAAATGCATATAGGGGGTTTACAGTTCAATCATCTTATGGTATTATAGATGCATAAGGAGAAAAACAATGGCGAAGAAAAAGAAACCCAGCATTCACTATGTGAACAATGCTGAATTTTCGCAATGCGTTGTAGAATATGTTAAAACCGTAAGAATAGCTCGTGAGACTAATAAACCCGATCCGGTGGTACCAACTTATATTGCCCAATCATTCTTAAAGATCTGTGAAGGTCTTTCACGTAGAGAAAACTTTATTGCTTATACTTACCGCGAAGAAATGGTAATGGATGCAGTAGAGAATTGTTTAAGAGCCGTTCTAAACTATAACATTGAAGCTGCTACTCGAACGGGTAAACCAAATGCTTTTGCATACTTTACACAGATTAGCTGGTATGCATTTCTACGTCGTATTGCAAAAGAACAAAAAGAACGTGATATTAAACTTGAGTATATTGCAGAGTCAGGTGTGGAAAACTATCTGGAAGGCGAAGACACCGCTAACGCATTAGTTGCTAACTTTATTGACCAGCTAAAAGAACGCATTGACCGAGTCCGAGAATCAGACCAAGGACTAAAACGATTCAAGCAAAAGAATAAAAAGAAGGCGACACGTAAGAAACGCACGGTGAAAGTAGATTCAGACCTCACGGAGTTTATGGGTTAATGCAATTATCCTGGGAAGCTATTAATGCCAACGAGCAGTTACGTATTATCGATATGCTCGCAGAATACTTCCCAGGACTAAGTTCTGAAGATATTGAAAAAAAAGCTAAAATATATTATGAAACGCGTTTAAATACGCATAAATAGATATGCACCACGAGACGGCAATCTCCGTGCATTCTAAGACGATTGAATAAGAAAGAGTCCCAGCATGAATATATCTATAACAGAATTACAGCAGCTTGTCGGGAACGTTGCTCTGCAGCCTGTTCC